CACCGTCACCGTTTATATCGTAGAGACCTTTTGGAAATTTACTAAAATACATAATTAAAATCCTAATGCGATAGTTTGTTTTGTCATAATTTCTGTTTCAACAAAGTCTAACTCCATATCAAAAACAACAGGAGCGGCACCTTTTTCATCTGGTGTAAATGTTGATACAACACCATCAGGCGCATAATTAACTTTCATATCTTTTAATACACATCTACTAACTTTAGGAAACCATAAGTTAGCACCTTCTCTGTACATATAAGTTATTTGAAATTCTGATGGCACTATAAAATATCTATTAGGCGCAATCTCTGGATGCATATGAAACTTAAATAGTTCTATAATCTTATACGCTGACTCTAATTCTTTTCTGTTACGTGGCGCAAACTCAAACTTGTAATTAAAATTTCTAAAGTTTACATCTTTAAATACTTGTTCTTTTTTAGGATTCTTTGCTCTTGCTTTTGATTTATCTAATACAGCACGTAAACCACCTGCGCCCAAGGCACCTGCGATAGTGTCTGTTATACCTCTTATTACTTCTCCTGTTGCTGTTGATAAACCTTCAACAATACTTGTTAATCCTTTTTCTGCTAAAAATCCTGCGATACCTGTTTCTATCATATCGTAATTGACAGAATAGTTTTGTTGTAATCCTTGTGGTGGGGTGTACAAGATAATTGAATCTGAAATATGCGTGTGAGTAGGATTTCTACTGTTTAATCCTCCTACTTGATTTCTTAATCTATCTTGTGAATTTAAACCTGATATGGCTTTAGCACTATTTACATTATTATTCACTGTGCCCTTTAATTTTGTTTTATTAAATGTAGATAATTTATCTTTATAATTTCCGTTTGTTACTTCACCTACTTTTTTGTTTTCATCAGCAGCAAGTTGATTAACAGTAGATTTAAATTTTTCTGGATTAACAATTACTATGTCAAATATCATGTAATGCCCTTCACCTAATTGACTTGTCGTTTCAGGATAATAGACTTGACCATATTGATATGGATTTTCTGCCATGTGACCTGTTTGAGGTGGTACATTGACATTACCTATTTCTAAAGGTGATTTGTTTAAAAGACGAGCAGCAATTTTTTCTGTTTGAGGTCTACCAGCAGCACCTATAAAACTACTTGCTAGACCACCGATTTTACCTGATACTAGGTTACTAACGGCTCCTTTTACTAAACTTGATACTTTTGATGGCATACTAAATAATCCTTGTAATAACAATATTTATACAAATTATGGGCAAGTCTTACAAAGGAATATATAGACCAACAAATCCAAAGAAATACGTTGGCGATTCAAATAGAATAGTTTATCGTTCTTTACTAGAGCGTAGATTTATGTTATATTGCGACCGTAACGAGGATATAACTGCGTGGGCAAGTGAAGAAGTGCCTATCAAATACTACAGTCCATTAGACAAAAAGGTACATAGATACTTTCCTGACTTCATTGTAAAGACTTCAAAGGGTAAAAAGTATATAATTGAGATAAAACCATATAAACAGTGTTTTCAACCTAAACCACCTAAAAAGAAAACAAAAGCATTTATGCGTGAGTCATTTGAGTACATTAAAAATCAAGCAAAGTGGAAAGCTGCTAGAGCGTATTGTGAAGACAAGGGTTTTGAGTTTAAAATAATGACTGAAAAAGAATTAGGAATCTATAATTAGTTATAAATATATACAAATGGCAAGCATTTTTGACACACTAAAACAAAAACAAGGAGACACTCAAAAGTCTGCTAGTTGGTATCGTAATGCTGTAAAAAATATTCAATCATCTATTACAGCTGGTAGATTAATGAGAGAGAACAAACTTATTAATAGACCTAGTGCTGGTCGTCTTAATTTGTTTATGTACGACCCTAAAACTAAAGACAGATTGCCGTTATATGATATAGTGCCTTTAGTTTTGCCATTAGAACCAATACCAGGTGGTTTTTTAGGTATGAATTTTCATTACTTACCACCTTTGGCAAGATATAGAATGTTAGAACAATTACAAAAATTTGCTACAAACAATAAGTTTGATAGAACAACAAAATTAGATTTAGGTTATGATGATATTAAAAAAAGTAATTTAATGAGACCTACAATCAAAAAATATTTGTATAGTTACACACGTTCAAAATTTTTAAGAATAGATGCTGATGAGGCTGCTATCTCAATATTTTTACCTGTACAAAGATTTAAAAAAGGGAGACCATACTAATGGCAATTTTAAGAGGCGGAAAAAGAATAGGTGGTTATGACGTTAGAATAGGTATACCTAGAGATAGATCACTAGATAACGTAAACAGTGATCCTAGATTAAGACAAAAAGTAGGTGGTAATCCTGAAAGTACAATAGGTAGATTTCAGGCGATGGTTAACGAGGCAGAGGGTTTTGCTCGTAAAGCAAGATACTATGTTGAGTATCAATTACCTAGAGGCATTTCTAACATAACACCTAATATAGGTAATTCAGCAATACCATTAGGCGATGACCCTACAGAAAAGTTTTCAAACGCACAACAAGAAGCACAATACTTTCCTAGTCAATCAGAATTATTATCTGTTCAACAAGGCAATTCAAAAAGAGTTCAAGCATTTTGTGATTCTATTTCTATGCCTGAAAGAACAACAGTAAGTAAAGAAATAAAACACAATGGTCCTAAACGTAAGTTTGTTTATGATTATACTTCAGCACCTATTACTGCCTCTTTTTATGCTGATAAATTTTTAAGAGAAAGATCATACTTTGAATTATGGCAACAGTGTGCTTTCTCTACTACAACACATAATTATAATTTTTATGATAACTATGTTTCTGATATTAATATATTTCAATTAGGTCAGTTTGCTTCTAGGCAAGAAAGAGATGACGTAACTTATGCTGTAAAACTATTTGATTGTTATCCTAAAACTATCAGCACTGTAGATTATTCACATGAAACAAATGCTGTACAAAAGTTTACAGTCACATTTGATTTTAGATATTGGGTAAATTACTTTATTGATAAACAAGGTAACATAGAATTAGGACAAGCAAATTTCAGAGATGCTACTGTTAAACAAGCTGGTGGTTTGTTTGGCGGTTTATTAGGAAAATTACCACCAGAATTAAGACGAGCTGGTCGTGGTGTGATAGAAGATTTAAGAAGAAGAATACCTATCGGCGGTGTAACAGGCGGAAGAGTATTCCCACCGTTCAAAATACCACCACTAAATATATAAAAATTAAGGAGATAATATTATGGCTTTACCAAAAATTGAAACGCCTACTTATGAGTTGACTTTACCATCGCAAGATATTAAGGTACAATATAGACCGTTTCTAGTTAAAGAAGAAAAAATACTTTTGATGGCGTCTGAAACAGGCGGTCAAAAAGAAATGATACAGGCAGTAAAAGATATTGTAAGTGCTTGTACATTTAACAAAATTAACGCAAGTACATTACCTATATTTGATTTAGAATATTTGTTTTTACAGATAAGAGCAAAGTCAGTAGGTGAGGTATCAAAATTTAAAATCTTGTGTCCTGATGACAAAAAGACTTATGCTAATGCTGAAATAGATTTATCTAAAGTAGAGGTACAAGTTGACGACAATCACACAAACAAAGTTTTATTAGATGAAAAAAGAAAATTGGGTGTAGTATTTACTTATCCTACAATAGATAGTGTTTCCGTGGGTGAAAATATTAAGGCAGATAGCAAAACACTATTTAATGTATTAGTAAATTGTATAGATCACATATATGAAGGTGATAAAATATATCCAGCTGCTGAGTCTACTAAAGAAGAATTAGATCAGTTTGTTGAAGATTTAACACAAGAACAATTTGAAACATTTAGACATTTTTTTGAAACAATGCCTAAATTAAAACATGATGTAGAAGTAGAGAACCCTAACACTAAAGTTAAAAGTAAAGTAACTTTACAAGGAATACAAGATTTTTTCGGATCAGCCTCTCCCACAATAGCCTAGAGGCGTACTTTTCCACTAATTTTGCTCTTATTCAACATCATAAATATAGTTTAAGA